TTTAGTGAAGGGTATACGCCACAAATACAAGACGAAGTAACCGGTGAAATGATTGACAACCCTATTAGTCAGCAAGACTTTGCTTTAGCAAACGTTCTGGCCTTGTTAAAAACCAGGGTAAAAGACTATATGGAGCGTCAAGCCGTCGGCCAAGCTCAGCAAGCGGTAGAAGATGCTCGCATTGCCGCCGCCGCCCAAGCACAAAACATTCAAATTACCATTCAACAGTGAAAATACTAGCCGTAGGCAGCCATTGCCTCACCGAACCAAACAAACAAAGTCAGGTGGATCATTGGCGTATTGGGCGGCCCATGTTTGAGTTAGCTAAACATGTTGATTGGCACATTGACCATAGCCCCACTTTTATACCTGGGTTTGCTGCGCTCGATAACCCCGACCAGTTTACTCCTAAAGAGATGCAAGTAGCCTTCGATGCTATCACCCAGTACGACATAGTCTTTAGCTCCTACCACCCCGACCCAACAGCGTATACCCTACTTAAAGTTGCTCGCGATAGGGCTGGCACGCAATTTGTTATGGATAGTGACGATGACATGTTTGCAATTAACCCAGATAATCCATTCTGGCTTAAAATTACTGACGAGCAAGTGTACCAGATGCAACGCATGATCGCTGATAATGACTGGATAACCACGCCTAGTGAGGTGCTTGCTGAACGTTACCGCCAGCGTCGTGCCAACCACCCTCCAGAATCAGTTATTGTCATACCAAACTACTTACCAGACGTCTACCAACATCCTAAAGTAGATAACGGCGATACTATTGTTATTGGTTACATGGGTGGGGCTAGTCACTACGCTGACTTGCACGAATCAGGCGTTTTACCAGCTATTGAAATATTGATGCATAAGTACAAAAACATTCACTTTAAGTCGGTCGGCATGATAGTTGACCACTATATTCCAAAACAACGTTTTACGCACGAAGGTGGTAAACGTGGCACAGACTTTTTGACCGAGGTGTTTCCAACGCTTAATTTCGATATTGCCATCGCTCCGCTACTGGATAACCTGTTTAATCAGGGTAAATCAAACATTAAATGGCAAGAAATGACACGCGCTGGGGCTGCTTTTGTATGTAGTGATATGCCGCCATATTCTGGAGTTATAGATGGGGTGCATGGACTAAAAGTGAAAAATACCGTTGAGGAATGGCAAGCAGCGCTTGAAAAACTTATTATTAATACCAAGTTGCGGCGTATCCTTGTTGAAAACGCTCAACGGGAGTTGTTGTATAATTGGCGATTAGAGACACATTGGCAACAATACAAGGTATTATTTGAGAAGGTTAAAAGAGGGATTGCCCATGCAAACAATACGACCAGCCCGCAAGCAGCTATTTTGCAAACCAGATGAGGCTGAGACTGTCACTAAAGCCGGTATTATCATTGCTGAAACAGCAGCCGAACGGCCCAAAACCGCAGTCGTGATTAACGTCGGAAGCGAAGTCAAAGATTATACCAGCGACCAGCGTATTTTGTACAAATCATATACGACAAACGAAGTAAAACTTGACGGTCAGGAGTTTTTTCTCGTCCATGAAGACGATATTTTGGGCGAAGTTGTGGAGACCAAGTAGTGAAAATCCTATTGACTGGCGGTAGCGGACAACTAGGAAGCGAACTATTGCCGTTATTGGATAATTGTTACGCCCCGCACCGATCAGATATGGATATTTGCGACATAGATCAGGTAGCAGCCGTGTTGGAGCGCTATAAACCAGACCTTATTATTCACGCCGCTGCCTACACGAATACATTAAAACCGGAAACTATGCCGCTTGAAGCTGCTTTGTGCTACCAAACAAACGTTATTGGTACAAGAAACATTGTGGCTGTTGCAGACTGCCCAATACTTTACATATCTACCGAATCGGCGGTGCATCCGTACAATTTTTACGTCCTTACCAAAATAATGGGCGAGCTAGAAATGCACCGAGCAAAACATCCCTATACTATATTACGGACAAGTTTCCGACACGACCCGTTTGAATACTCTAAGGCGGCCACGGATATGTATACCATTGCCGACACCACAGCCAACATAGCTCCGCTTATCGCTGAGTTTGCAAAGTTACACCACTTTTACCAGACAGTGTACGTTGGCACTGGGGTAAAGACGGTATATGAGTTGGCCGTTCGTACCAACCCCAATGTTACACCGGCCACACGCGCCGAAATTGACCCAAGGTTACCATCTATGGAGGAGTTGCGCTATGTATAAAAAGGTAGCTGTAGTTATACCAAATCACCTGCCACACCTCGACTTTATTAAAAGCTGGACGGCTATGTTGCAGGATTGCGAAGTAATAATCATGCAGGATGGTGGCCCGAAACCTCCAGCGGTGCGTGGATTAAATTACTATACCGTTTACGACCACGACGATGTTGCCGCAGAGCTTGGCGAAAACGCATGGATTATTCCAAAGCAAACCAGCGCGTGCCGATCATATGGATTCTACAAAGCGTGGCAAACGGGAGCTGATTACATTTTGACACTAGATAACGACTGCTATCCGGAACGTATAGATAGTTTTTACTGGGTAGAAGGACACGTCAAAAACCTATCTAAACAAGTAACCTTGGACTGGGTAAGCAACAACGATCATTACCCAGCGTTTCCCAACACCAGAGGCTACCCATACCTTATACGTAACCAGTCACCAGTATTTCTAAGTCACGGCCTATGGTCTAATGTGCCTGATCTTGACGCTCCAACCTGGCTACAAGACCTAACAGTTCAGTGGGAGCCTACCTATTCCACAAAAGTGATACCAAGGTTCAATTTTACACCGATGTGCGGCATGAACTTAGGATGGCGTCGAGAGTTAACACCCGCCTTATGGTTTGGGTTGTTTGGGCCAGACTACGGCTTTGACCAGTACGACGACATTTGGGCTGGTGTATTGGTTAAGCGAGTTATTGATCATCTTGGCCAAGCAATGGTCAGTGGTTATCCTAGCGTTGAGCACCGTAAACAATCTAACGTTTTTACAAACCTGGTTAAACAAACACCCGGCTTACTAATGAACGAGTATTTTTGGCAAGCTGTGCAACGTGTACCATTAACTGCCACTACTATCATTGACACTTACCGCGAATTAATAGCTGGCTTACCAGATACTATAGAAGGCGAACCACGTCCTGGTTACTTATCGCAGTTTAAAAAGGGTGCTTTGATATGGACTGGACTATTCCAACCAAACAAATCGTCGTAGCTCGGTATAAAGAAGACATAACCTGGATAGACAAGTTACCAGCTTCATTATTGCCGTTAGTCGTACAAAAAGGTCGCGACTTGCCAAACAAGGGACGTGAACCAACAAGTTTTTTATGGGCCATCTTGCATATGTACGACGTGATTGATCCAGATGATTTATGGGTGTTTGTACAAGGCAATCCGTTTCCACACACCACCAATTTTATTGATCGTATGCACATGGCCCATAATGTAAGTGGGTTCCAGCCAATCGCCGGTGGCCCACCAGTAGTCGTCACCTGGAAAGCCACCGGCAAACAAGAAGTTTTTAAAGAACCGTTTATGACTGACGCTGAGGGTAACCCTCACCACCCTGGTTTACCAGTCGGGCTGTGGTACGAAAAATGGATGAAACGTCCGTTTCCCAAAAAAGGCGTGCCGTTTTACCCTGGTGGCCAGTTTATGTGTGACGGTCGTACATTGCGTTACCGAGACAAATCATTTTATCGAATGTTATACGACGATGTTATGACCGAAAACAACGCTACACCATACGTTATGGAGCGCCTTTGGCCGTCGTTGTTGTATATGGCAAGTGTTTAGATGTGGTATACTAGCGCCAGATGAGCCAACAAACGGCAATCAAAGCACACAGCGCTTTCTCAGCGCTGTTTTTAATTACAAGGAGCGCACATGGCTTGGTATAATCCATCAACTTGGACGGTGGTAGATAATTTGCAAGGGCAGAATAATAACGGCAATAACTACACTGGTAAAGGTGGTGGCGGTTGGGGTAGTACCAGCCCCACAACAACCGAGACACCTTGGTACGGTACGCAAAAGCCACTGCAAAGCAACTACGCGCCAATACAAGAAGCGTTACCAGTGGCCGATCCTACAGCTAGTGCAACTGGTGCCAACAACCCAGCAGCAATTGATTATATTAACCAGTCTTACAACACTAAATTGGCCGGTTTGCAGGGCATCTACGATACACTGAACCCACAGCAAGATGCTGCCGTACTGAATGTTATGAATCAGTACCAAAACCAAGCAAATAGCCTACAAACCCAAAACGCTTTGGGTCAACGTAATTTAAAGGTTGCTAGCGATCAGGTTGCCGAAAATAAAGCTCGCTCAATTTCTGACTTAACCAGACAAGTACAAACTATGGGCCGGTCGTATCAAAACCAACTAGGAGCCTATGGTGCCGGTGATAGTTCTGCTGCCGGGATGTTAAACCAAGCTTTGTCTGGTCAAGCAAGCCGTAACCGCTCTAATGTTATGTATAACGCCGCTAACCAACAGCGTGGTATAGATATGCAGGGTCAAGATTTAAAGCTTGAGTTTGATAACAACCTTAAGGCTCTAGATGATTGGAAGTCTACTTCTTTAAATGACATTGCTAGTAAGTTTTTGCAGCAACGGCAGTCTATTCAGCAACAGATGCAAACCGCCAATGCTGATAGATACCAAGCCTTAGCAAACATGGATCAACAATACTTGCAGCAAGCAATGGCTGCTATGGCCGACCTTGAAAGTCGTTACCGTTCGGATAGTCAAAACCTCGTTGCACAATACCAAAACTTGAGTAGCCCACAATATACAATCAACCCACAACTGCAACAGTACGCGGTACAGCCAATTAGCTCTGGACAGCTACAGCAGTACCAACTAGTACCAGGGTTAAGTAATTACAGCAACCCAACTCCTGTTAATCAACGACGTAGCTTCCAAGAGGATTATGGCTTCTAATGGCTCTGCGGGACTTAGGTAACTGGTTCTATAAAAAACTAGATTCAGGCAACAAGTACGCCGCCGACATGGCTGAGCGGCAATACCAACAGGTTGTCGATCAACGCGTTCGTGATTTACAAGCCCAATCACGGGCTAATCCCGCCATGCGCCAAGCTAACTCAGCACGAATTGCCGCTATAGGTGCAAATGCACAAGTTAAACCCAATCAAACGATGGCTCAAATGCAGGACATCTATGGTGGTTCGGCCGAGCAAGACTTTTACCAAAACTTTGGTGCTGGTGTTATGAAATATTGGTCGCCGCAAAGTATTGCAGGGTCAGCTCTGGAACAGACAGGCCGATTACTAAATAACCGCACCATTAAAAACGCTGGCACTAGGCTAGCACAACCTGTTCGTGATTATTCCCAAACAATGGCTGGAGTCGCCCAAGACTCGGCCTTGAGTGAATTGGCTGGAAACCTTGGTCAAGTTTCTGGCGCGATGTTGCCCGCAATGCTTACGCCGACCACTGTTGTCCAAGGAACTGGTCGTCTCGCCCCGGCGGCGCTTGCACTGTCCCCACAAGCTGCTACAGCCGCTCGGGTGGCCAGTTTAATTAATAGAGGTGGTGTGGTCGCTCGCACTGGTGTTATTGGTGGCGCAGATGTCAGTCAGGCCATAGAACAATCCGGCGGTTCCCGTGCTAAACAGCTTATTGGTGGCGGTATAGTTGGCGCAGTGACAGGTGGTTTAAACGCTGCTGCTACAGACGCCTTAACTGGTAAAGTTGTTGGTCGGCTTGGACAAAACGCTGGCACACGGATGTTTAATTCGGGCGTGGCTAATGCTGCTGAGAACGTAGGCGATCAGCTTGTCCAAAATTATGTGGCGCAAAAGACTTATGACCCAAATCGACAACTTACCGATCAAATGGGTCAAAACATCGGTACCGGATTTATTTTTGGCGCAGGGATGCGCGGTGTGGGTGAGTATGCTAACGCGCGTGTGCCAGGTAACCAACGTGGTTCTATAGAAGGCCCAAGAGTCACACCTGAATCAGTTACCGGTAATGTACGTAACCTCACTTCTGGACTTGATACCCAAAAATATACAAACTTTACCGATTTTTATGCAGATTACAAAAACTTTTTTGACGATATGGGCTTTGACCGTACTCAGGCTGAGGTCGTCTTTAACGCGGGCCGCAACACAGCGGCGTTACCAACTGCTCAGGAAGGTACACGTATCAGCTCGGGCGCACAATCTGATTTTGAATATGCTATGCAACGTGGTGACGTGGCTGCCATGCAAGAGGCGGCACAGCGCATCCAAGACCCTATTGCTCGCCGAGCCGCTATGCAATCGGCTGGCATGGATGTATCTAACTTACCAGTTGCGGAAGGCATTACCAATCCGGCTGTTAAAGCTATGATGGAAGCGGCCGCCAAACGTAAAGCTGAGGCCGCTAATCAACAACCCGCACCTAAAACATCGCTGTTCGGCGACGAACGTGGTTCAATTGCCGTGGTCGATGAACCGAAACCAAAAACCCAACAACCCATCACAGTATCTAGCAAAAAAACAGAGGTAAAGCTTAATGCAAAACGGCTTGATTTGCCAAAGTCAGTTAAAGCAAAAATTACCAAAGAAACCACACAGCTTATAGATACGATGTCTAATAAGGAGGTCATGGACTTGGCCAAACGGTCTGGCATGGACACCAAGACATACTCTGATTCTCAGGTACGGCAACAAATAGCCGAACAACTGAACGTTAGGCGCGGTGCAGTAGAGCTAGAGCGACAAGCAATGGCTATGCGAAAAGAAGGTGCAAATCCTGACGAGATTGCCAAGATCATACTGCAAGCTCGCGAACTCGAAAACACTAGTCGCGAACAAGGCACCGGCATTGCACGCCAGTTACAAGCTCGCCGAATTATTGCTGATGAAATGAAGACACCCATGCAACGTGTAATGATGTTGCTAGATAAAGCCGGTGTTAATCCAGAAGTCGCTGCAAAACGGCTTGCCACTGTCGATTTTGACGATGCCAACCAGGTTGTAGCGGCATATCGTGAGCTAGTACCAGCTAAACCTGGTGAATGGCTTGATACGCTCCGGTATAATTCGATGCTGTCCAGTCCGTTAACCCATATAATTAACATCTCGTCCAACCTTACTAATGCTGCTGTTGTAGCTCCAATTGAGAAAACTATTGCCGGAGCACTCGATGCTGTTTTTCATCCAGGTAAGCGAACCAAGTTTGCTGGCGAAGGTGCCGCGTACTTAAAGGGCGCAGCAAGCGCAATACCTCAAGCCGGACAAAAGTTTATTGATGTAATGAGAGGAAAGCAAAGCGCTACTAACCTTGATTTACGAGACAACGTGCCGTTAGCCACAACCGGCCCAGCGGCAAAAATTGGTACAGCGTTAAGCTACCCAATGCGCTTACTAGAGGCGTCTGACCAGTTTTTCACGACATTGGTTCGCGCTGGTGAGATGAGCGACATTGACATGAAGCAAAAACGTGGGGTCACGATTAAAAATGCTGATAACGTAGCCGATGCTAACGCTGCGTATAGATTGTTTCGTCAGCGCCCCGGAGATGCCTCACAAGGCACCGTTTTGCAAACAATTGACGGTTTTACCAACATGTTATTACAAGCTCGTTCTGGCCGCTTTGGTAAGGGCGTGGCGACTATTTCGCGCTGGACGTTACCGTTTGTGCAAACCCCAATGAACATTTTTAAGCAGGGTGTTGAATATAGCCCAGCTGGTTTTACTACTATGATCGGTGCGGCTGATCCGACAACGCAAGCTGCCAAAGCTATTATGGGATCGACTGTTTTTATGGGAGTGTCTACCTTACTGGGAGCTGGAAGATTAACCTGGGCTGAACCTACCAATCCAGACGAAAAAGATCGTTTTCGAGCTGAAGGCAAACAGCCGTATGCTGTAAAAATAGGCGATACTTGGATTAACTTTTCTAAACTGGCCCCAACTGTGGCGTTTCCTTTTGCTGCCGTCGCTTCCATAAATGATTCGTTTGAAAAAGGTAAGATGGACGAGTCTACCTTTGATAAGGTAGTTGGCGGTATTGCCAAGTATGGCAACTTCATGGCTGACCAATCTTACGTCAAGACGGTTGGTGATTTACTGGCTTCCGTAAAAGGTGATGCTGAAGATTTTGCGCGGGCTGCTGCCAACTATCCACAACAAGTTATTCCAATGCGAGCTTTTACTGGTTGGCTGGCGCGTATGACCGACGACACTGAACGCAAGTTGGATGGTGGCTTTATTGATAAACAAGTCCAGTCATTTATGCAGCAATATCCTGGTTTGCGACAAGGTACTCCTGAAAGGACAGCCAATGGACAACCAATACCAGCTAACAACCCTGTTATAAATGCCTTTAGCCCGGCTCGCGTTACTACAGCTCGCGAGGGGGTAGCAGTGGGTAGTAGTGGGTCAACAGGAGTGACGATTACTGGTGACAAAAAGACGGCAAACGTAGAAATTAAGGCGCTACGTGACCGCGCAATGCCCGGCGACTATGGCTTAACTCAGGTATCTGATGGCCGGTACGCTGCTACTATTAACGGCGAAGTTAAAGCATACGATAGTTTGGATAAGGCTCGGTTAGATATGGCAAAATCGCGCTTCGCTGACACCGGCCAAGAAACTCAAGAGTGGCGCGATAAGATATTTATTCGCAATGAAGACGGATCAGTTAAAGTAGATGATAAGATAGTGTATGATTACAGGCAAATAGATAGCCAATTGTCGCTAGCTAAGTCATATGGTGATATAAATACATGGAATCAATTAGCCCAAGCTAAGTTACAAAACTTAATGGAACAGCGCGGTCGTCTAAATCCGCGTACACAAGGCGACAAAATAGCTAAAATTAATAGGGATATTTACGAATTAAAGAAAACGTCTATCAAATATGCTCAACAAGGTGGTTTTAGTGGTCGTGGACGTTCCGGTAAGCGTAGTCTTCCTAATGTTGACACTAGTGTGTCTTTCGGTGGCCCAGTAGTGGCTCGATCATCTTACCGAGCGCCAGGTGTAAAGCTTAGTAAACGCGGTGGGCTACCTATAGGCCCAAGCCGTCGCGTCCAAATCACTGCTCCTAAAAAATTAGCTTGAGTGTTATAGTAGTTTTATAGGTCAGCTTACACCCAGCAACCGCTCTAATCCGGGCGGTTGTTTTTATTGAAAGGAACTAGATGGCTAACGTAGACCCCCAAACACTTCAAGAGTTACAAGATTCTATAAACACACTAGTAAATAATGACAACGACACACCAGAAGTTGATTCGGATGATTGGAATACGATCTTAAACCTTATTTATCTAGCTATTCGTGCTTGGGGAACAACACAAGATATTTTATGGCGAGAATTATGGAGTACCTACACACACGGCAGTACGCTTTCCGGTACTACGACGTATACCTTAACCACACTAACTAACTACCGGTTTCCAGGTGGGGCTGCTCAACTAGTTTTAAACGGCGTGACCAGTTATGTGCCGTTTATAAAACCCGAGGAAGCGCAAGAGTACATTGATGCTGGTGGCAAGGGAGTATACATTACCGGCTCTGCATTAAATGGGTATACCCTCAACCTTACATGGACACCAACAGCTGGTGATGGCACATACGGCGCAACAGTTATCTTTAATTATTACAAGTTTCCGTATAAACCGACAGAGGTCACTGAGAAAGTAGAAATGAGTGATCCTAACTTTATTGTTTACTGGGTTGCCGCCCAAAAAGCTTTACTAGATAGCCAGCGCAATAAATACTCGGTATTCAGTAGTCTAGCGGATGAGTCTATGGATAATATGCGCGTTATGAATGACATGCTACCGTTTGGTCATCGCAACACGCCAAACGATATTGATGCCTTAAACGGTGCGGTGCTAGGCGAATGAGAAAACAAATCCAACTGTCTGGCGACGACGGCAAGCCGTTTACAATTGTCGTCGATAAGTTTGGTCGTGGTGTAATGACCTTATTTGACGACACTCGTTTACCTATTGAGGGGGTATCTGAGGCACAAAACATGATACTCGATCAGGATGGTGTTTGGACAACACGGCCGGGTACGTCAGATTATGGTCAAACCTTAAATGGCCCAATTGATGGTGGCGGCACTTTTACTACCTACAACAGCGACAATACGGCAAGTACCTACGTTTGGGTTATTGATAACGGAGCGTTTAAGATATCGCAAGATGGTGGGGCGTGGTCTACTAAGACTGGTGTTACGTTTCAAACAGGCTGGTTTGTAGAGGGCAAACAAGTCAGTGCGCTAAAAGCTGATGGCACTCGCGCCAATATACTGTTGCTGACCAATGGTTATAACAACATGGCGTATTATGATATTGCGGCCGGTACTTTGGGTAGTTATAGCTCGTTAAGCGCCCCAACCGGGCTAACCGCTACCAGAACGGGGTTGTCTTCGGGCAGCTACAATGTGTACTACAAAGTCACCGCCGTCAATGCTGTCGGTGAGACGTTGGCAAGCTCAGAGGCCAGCGTCTCCGGCGGTATAGATAAAACCCGTGATAACTGGACACTTGGCACCCACTCGATCGCTCTTGATTGGAACGATGTCACCGGTGCGGTGCGTTATAACATTTATTATTCTGATCGAACAGGCGAGCAAGTATATCTTGATTCAGTCGTGGTAAGTGCTTACACCGATACTGGTGAAGCTACTCCTAATCCGTATCAAGCCACGCCTGAAGCAGACTCAACTGCTGGTAACAAATACGCAACGTTAGCCCTAAGTGGCAATCGGCTGTTTGGTACGCGAGACCCCAATTTACCATATCGTGTTGGTTGGACTGGTACAGGCCAGTATATGGGAGCGTTTAATCCGTTTTACGGCGGCGGTTATGTTGATCTTGAAAAAGGTGGCGTGGAACGTCCCGAAAAGGTTATACACTTTCGTTCTGGTAAAGGTGATGCGGCGGCTATGGTGTTATCTAGTGACCCAAACGGTTCAGGTAGTCAAACGATTATTCAACTATCTACCCTTACGGTCGATACGCTTACCATTGTGATTCCTGTTGTTTCAAAACAGCAAGGCAGTATCGGTACAAGAAGTCCGCGCGGCGTGGTCGAGTACGACAACTCTGTATACATGCCATCACCTAAAGGTTTTCACAACATTGGCTCACGGCAATCAATATTAAACGTTTTGGTAACAGCCGACCTTAGTTCAAATATACGCACCTCGGTGTTGGGCATTAATAACGACGCTGCCGACGGTATTTGTGGTATCGCACACAATGGCCGTATCTACTGGTCTGTACCGTATGGCTCAAGCACAAATAACCAGATTTGGATTATGGATGTCGAGCGCAAAAATGCCTGGGCCTTACCGTGGTCAATCGGCGTTAAGCACTTTTTTGAATATACCGAGACGGATGGATCAATTCATTTATTAGCCATACCGGTTAGTGGCACTAAACTTATCCGGCTTGGCGACAGCGCTTCGGGAGACTCCGGTGAGGCGTTTAACAGCGTGTTGGGGAGTGGCCTTATTCACGCTGACCGTAATCATATGAGTTGGATATATTTGCAAAAAGCCTACGTAGAACTTGCCGATCCAACAGGGGTAATAAACTTTACGGTTTCCGGTACAAAGCGCGGTAAAGCATTTTCATCAATTGGCACACGAACTATCACTGGTTTAAGCAGTGTATCGGGATTTGGTGACGACCTCTTTGGTAATGTCCAATATGGTGATTCTTCAAGTTCAAGCAACACTTTTACGCAACCAAGTGTCAAAAAAGTGCTAAAAATTAACAAAACACTTAATAATTTTAGCTGGAATCTTACCACCGATACCATCGCCTCTAGATACACCCTTATACAAGTGGTTTTTATAGGCAGTATAATTCCAGTTTCAGACCCTTCAATTTGGAAACAATAATGCTTAGTTGTGTTACACTACCAACAAGCCAGCTAACACACAGCAGCAACCAAGTCGTTGCTGCTTTTTAATTGAGGAGTACCAGTGGCCGCATCTGCATCTGATAAGTTTAGGAAGACCTACAGTTTCCTACAAAAAACTATTAGCGATAGTGGTGGTATAGACGATAACGACACCACGCTTACCCCCAACAACATCACAGATATTCCAACCGATACTGGTGTAAGTTTCATTGTTGATCGAGTAGACTCCAATGGAAACCTGACCCCAAGCAAACGGGAGTTAATGACTGGCCGCATCAACGGCTCCACTATTACTGATTTAGTTCGTGGCCAACACGGCACCACTGCTCAAGCACACGCTCAAGGCGCGGTTATTGAGTTTGTAAACTCTGGAGCTTTGTGGAACGACCTTATTGATGGACTACTTACCACTCTTGACCAAACTGGTGCGATTAAAACGAACGGCATAACTTCAGCCGCTCAAATTACAAATGACATTATTACCAACAGCGAGATGGCGACAGCAGTAAAGCCAGTGACGCTGTTTGATGAAACAACCTTTGATTTTGTGGCCAGTGGTGGTGTTTGGTCGGGAGATAGTTACGGCTCCACTAGAGCAGCAAGCATGACCAGCGGTGTCGTATATATCAATGGCGCTCGGTTGACCCTCTCCTCCGTGAGCGCTCGTACCTTTACTGCCTCCAAGGACACATACGTAGACTTGAGTGATAACGGCGACGGCACCGCAGCCATTACCTATACCGAAGTAAGCAACAATGCAGCCAGTCCTGCACTTGCTTCTAATAGCCTTCGCCTAGCAATTATTGTAACGGGAGCAAGCAGTATTGCTGACGCCGGTTCGGTAAACCAAGGTCAAGAGAATAAAGTTTTACCTATTGCTTCAAGTGTGCCTTATGCGGTGACTGATTCGCTTGGTAACTTAATATGTCCGCGAGACCCACAAAGGCAAATTATTGGCTTTCGACAATTGGTGGCATACTTTAGCTCTGGTACTACAGCTGAAACCAAGGTGACAGGCTTAGATATGCCTATCAAAATACCAACAGGTCGTAAGATTAGACTAAGCCTACACAACACCTCTGTTGGTTCAACCGGAATTGTAACTTTAAAAATGTATGAGGGTGTATTTGGTTCGGGCGGTACTGCGATACAGCAAACAAACGTCAAAAGTGATAATAATGGTGTATTTTTTGAACATACGTACACTCCTACAAGCACAAGCCTAACATTTACCCTAACTGTACAATCGACCTCTGGTAACCCTACGTTTTCGGGTGGTACTTCAACACCTTGCATTTTTAAAGCTGAGTTAACTTAAAAGGAGATTAAGGTGGCCTTTTACGCACAGAAAAACTACACAGACAAGCAGGGCATAGACGGCAAATATACAATCGCCCAAATAGGCTGCTTTATGACCAGTTTTTGCAATTTACTGCAACGTTTTGGTAAAAATGTAGACCCCCCAACACTAAATCGTATTTTTACACAACGAGGTATTTGGATAGATGTGGACGACGGTATACGTGACGACCTTGGTTGGCCATCTATTACCGCATATGACGGCAACGTAACCGTTTCTGAAGTTGGTGGCCCAAACACATGGCCTACCAGCAATAATTCGATTGTTAAGTTCTATTTTAAAAGTCGGCAAACCGGCTTAATGACCACGCACTTTTGTTTGGTGGCAAACGCCTCGGCCCGCACTATTATTGACTCTTGGGATGGCGTAATGAAAACTCCGGGTTATTACGGTGAGCCAGTTGCATGGGCGTCATATGTAAATGTAGAGCCTATACCTGTGGCACCACTTAATCCAGCGCCAGCTGCCGTAAGCAATGAGCAATCAATCCGCTACGAGTTACTTGATAAGCCGCGCCCAATGCACATCAAGAAGCCAGGCGGTGCTGAAAAATGGGCCTTTGGAAGTGTCAAAAAATGGACTGATTTTGTAAGCACCGGACGTTTCCCAGAGCATTATAATACCGAAATAGTAGCCATCGCTCACGTACCGGTCGAAAACGATACTGCCGCGTACTACATGGACGCCAAGGCTTTGGGAGATTTTGCAATTACTGGTCGTCCCTTGCACGCCATTGGGTTTAGTTGGGCTGACATGGCTGATGGCCATATCGACCCGCAGGCGGTCATACCGGCTGAACCGGTTACACCGCCCGCTGGCGCTGTCGAAATCTACATTCAGACCGGCTGGGGTATCAGCCATGCTTTAAAAGCAGCTGGCTGGCCAGAAGCGGGTTACAAATCTCCGCACCGATACGAGCAAGTAGCGGCTATGAACGGCTCAAACAACTGGGAAGCGTTTAACAATTCCCTAAAAACTGGTCAAAAAGTTTGGGTGCCACGCTATACTCCACCACCACCGTTCTCGGCGATAGCCCAACAGGAGGTGCAACCGCCCGCACCAGAACCGACTCCAGCACCAGTCGTTGAAACTCCACCTCCTGTGGTAGAAAAACAGGAGGTACGCGTTGAACCAAACGCCTACAAAAGCACCTTTAATAAACTCACCCCAGAACTCTACGTTGCCAACGAAGATGTTATGGTCACCGAGTTCGACGGACGCAAGCAGCCGCGCCTACTCAAGAAAAATGACGCCATCTGGATTGATGGGGTCTTCAGTCTCGATGGACATAATTACGCCCGGCCGTACCAAGCGGCAAAGCTGGGTTACTGGTTTGGTATCCCGGTCGGGTTACTTACACCGGAGCGTGAACTATACGGCACAACAGAGGATGAACCAATCGCCGACAGAACCCTCTATGAGCGAATTATCGTATTATTGGGATATATCAAAGCAAAATATGAAGCGCTCATAAATAGAAATGGGTCATAAGGAGATACTATGGCTGATCTACAAACTGCATGGAATACTGTAAATGAAATGGTGCGGCATATACCGCCTGGAACAGTAGAGTCGATACTGGGTGCTTCAATTATTTCACCGGTAGTACAATTTATAAAATTGTGGTGGGAGCGCAACGGCACTCGCAAGTTTCGATCATGGTTTGCCTGGTTGTTTATAGCCATCAGTTCGCTACTGGTTGTGTTTAGTGAGTTTATTTTTACGTATGATGGTAGCGATGCAGGAGTTATTTGGCTTCGCACTATGATGATGGGCTTTATGACCCAGCCGGTATATTTCCTACTGATTAAGCCAGTGTATCTGGGACTAACCAAGGTATTTACTGATGTTACAGAACACGAGGAAGAAGTTCATTCGGCCAAAGTACCACCCGAAGGTATACCTATTGAGGGGGTTCAACCGGTCGTGCGCGACCTCTTATAGTGCTATGCTGAGGGAATGGAACTTAAAGCGTTACCAAAAAAGTATGTTCCCAAAAAAGCCAGTCCGGAACAACGCGTCCAATTGCGGGTCTGTACCTATTTACGTACTAATTATCCTGTGGTGTATTTTCGTTGTGATACTGTTAGCGGTTTACTACTTTCCAAAAACCAACGGCAGCTTCATCACGCCCAACAATCCGGCCCCTGCCAACCCGACATGATGATATTTGAGCCACGGCGCGGCTATCATGCCCTCCTGATCGAAATTAAGGCTCCTGGTACGGTTTTAAAGCGTCAAGACGGTAGTTACGTTGCAGACGTACATATACGCGCCCAAAAGCGCGTTCATGATGATTTACGCCGTCGTGGTTACTTTGCCACTTTTGCGGTTGGTTACCAAAATGCAGTGGACATTATAGATTGGTACTTTAGTAAGCCAAGCAACGAGCAATTAGCTGTATAGCATAAAAAGAGCACCCTCGTACACGGTGCTCTTTTTAGCTTACTCACAGAAGCATTTGCATTATAAACAAAACTAGCCCCGGTCACAACTCCGGGGCTAATCTCATTGTGGTGCGAGCACGCCGAGACGTACCACCACTGTTAATTATGCTGCACAGCGGCCGTTGTGACAATCTGTTAACCGACCGTCGTGGCCTCGAAAGTGCTCCTTAGCCGTATGGTACAAAACCTTAGTGCGGTCGCTTATGAACCGGGCGAGAAACGGCACGATTATGGCGCGAAATATTACGTGGCCGAGCAACACTTCGGCGGCGAGTTGGAGTAGTTGCATCACGTTGATCCTTTTGTTTTTTTATATTAGCGGCTACCAGTGCGTCGGCAACCGATTCATTTACAAACTCATTGTAACCGCTCATAGTTTTTATTTAAACAGTTTTCTTAAGCCAATCAACAAAGCCGCGCAAACTATCGCTGTTTTGCGACCAAACAAAGCTTTTAGCTAAATCTTCTACTCTGTTAATGGTCATTTCAAAAGATTTTTTATTGCTTGGCGTTGGCTCCTCCTTATACTCCCTAATAATCTTATATTTATATCGTTTACCACCCGAACCATCTGGAATAAGCTCGCGCTCTACGTAACCATTTTTTACCAAGTTTGAAACAAAATCCGATGCTGCGCCGGTGCTTTTCAGGTCACATGCCACGGCAATCTCATTTAGGGTTATGATGCCACCATTTTTCTTATCGACAAGTTCGGTAAGATTGACAAAACGAAGACGTCTTTTTTGGATATGAATTGGTACTTCTAGTGGGTTCACCTCATTATTCGCTTTCTAGTGGTAAAACCTCGACCGTGCGGACAACCTTTTTGGAGGCATTTTCCATACGCGTCAGCGGGATGGCCGTTGGCACACATCGTACAATCGGTATTTGACACTACTGGTGTGCGTAAGGCGGCTATTTGGGAGTGCAAGTCATTAATAGTAGCGTGTAAATCAAGTAAATCTTTAAATCGTAGCGTACACAGTACATCTTCGTCACTTTGAAATACTACAACGGGTGATTGATTTGCGGCCCGCGCCGCGTCGGCCTGTCTAAACCACTCTTTTACTTTAATCGTCTTATGGTCTTTACATTCAACATGCATAGGTAGCTCCGTATGTACATCGCTTCGGCGATGCCAGTTAGCATGGCTGCCAGCGTTACGGCGACTTGTGCCGTCTATTTTACGTAGCATGGCAGCCACTTTTTTTTCAAACAGTGATCCTTTACGGAAACTAGTCAATGGGTCTCAACTTCTTGTAAAGTGTTTTGTTTTTAGGCAGCTCTGGTACGTATTGTGTTTCGGAAACTTTGTTAAATACCCAGCGGTGGCGACGAACAGATTCCGGTTTAATGCCCAAATCTTTAGCAATTCGTCCGGAGACATTGCTAATCTCACCTTTTAATACCGCCTCGTTGTAGTGGTGTTTATATGTTTCGTAAAACAAATGCAAGGCTATGTGGTCGCCTTTACGCATTTTTGCAATTAGATGAACTACTCTTTCTTTTTTATGAGCCGGTGCTTTGGTGCTGCCTCTTTTAAGTCTTGGTAGTACAACGCCCCTACTTCTCATGATCTCGAGCTTACTCTTATACTGCGGAGGGGTAACAGCTAACTGTTCTATGACCCAATACTTTGATTTACCGTGGGTGTATGCTTCCATGTAGGTTTTTACAAATAGTTTGGAGTCAATGGTTGCCCTATGCTCTGACATTATTCATGTACCTGTCTACCACGGCCTGAAGTTCTTCTGTTGTGTATCTACTACTGTTTGTTTTGCGCTTTAAATGCGGTATGTTGGCACCTTTTCTATTCATTTTTAGTCGCCTTTGTCGCAGCGCATGTGGTGGCACCTGCAAATGCTTGCTTAACTCGACAGCTGTCCAGTTACGTTCGTTAGCCATTTCATACGCTTTTCTCATTTGTTCGACAGTGTAGGTGGGGTATCCTGCTACAAAACCCATTGCTAGTACTCCTCTAAGCTAGGCAACTCTTTAGTTGTGCCGCCGTATAGGTAGCCATACTTATCGTACATGTAACGTTGCTGTAGTTCGCGAGCTTGCAGTTTAATATCATACTCATGACCAACATCGCATACACCTTTATACAAAGCCGTATCGCCTTCGATACTCACTAATACCGCTTCGGTAGCTTTGCAGTCACAGTAGCGGATATCATCGGTAATAGGAATTGTAGCCGGTATGCCGCGTTCTGTGGCCAAGGCACGCCGCTTTGGTGTCAATCTTGCCATACGTCAGCTCTCCTTTTGTATTAGTTTTCCGTTTTCAAGTTTTGCAAAACCACGGTTTTGGTGGCTATGGCGAGCGTTTTCGTACTCTATCATAGAAAGCCCTTCATACTTGGTGGCTTTAGCTAGATGTTGCATCGTAATACGCTTTTCATCGTCTGGCATGTCTTGGGCAGCGGCCATACGAGCTGCTCGTAAAACAGCATTTTTTATGTAGCCTCCGCTCATCTCAATACTGGCAAGTTTATTCCAGTCTACGTCTTTGGCTAGTGGTGCCTTTTTATGAAACATACGTTTCCATATTTTCACTCGCTCATCCTGGCTTGGCATCGCAAACTCTAGTTTTAAGGCTAGGCGACGGTTAAATGCCTCGTCAAGCGTGCCAAGGCGGTTCGTGGTGAAGATGGTTATGCCGTCGTGGCGCTCAATTTGGCTTAAAAGCTCGTTGATCTGTGCGCCTAAAATAGCGCCCACGCCGCTGCGCGAATAGATGAGACTATCGCATTCGTCAAAAAGCAAAATATCTTTTTTAGCCTCTTTAAAATGTTTTCTTATGTTTCGCTCAGCTTCACCAGGCATAGGCGACTCAACATCAGCGGTAGAGACTATTTTTAACTTCTTACCGAGCTTATCGGCAATGGCCTGGCCCATTAAAGTTTTGCCGGTACCAGGAGGGCCGTAAAACAACATAGCCACACCTCGACCCTTCTCAAATATCTTGCCGAAGCCCCAGGTTTCAAAAATAAGCTCCGACTGGTTTATCTGTTCTAAGGCGTCCAAAATCTGCTGTCGTTTGTCGTCGTCGATTACGACACTTTTAAAATCTACTTTAACCTTGGCAGCAGTTTTACTGGCCTGTTGAACCAAGTCAAAGTCTTTTTCGTATACTTCGTATGTTATATCAGATGAGGCGTCTAGCTCTCTACTAAGCATCAACGACCCAACAGGGTTATAGCCTAAAACCACCCATTCGGTTCCTGGTGTGGTATACCTATATGCATGAGCGCCGTGGTTGCCAACTACTATATCCCCCCTATTAAACTTGGCCATCACTACCTCCTTTATTTGTCTATTTCGTCAAGTTTGTCGAGCTTATCAGCCATCCGTTTTTGGATTGATTCGTTTGATTTTGTTGTCTCTGATAGTAGATAAGCTTTAACAATGGTATCTGACATACTATCAATTAACTTACCGGCTGCTAGACGGGCTTCAAGAGGAGCGGTTTTGTCCTCCATTATCTTGGCCATCGCCTCAAAAGCACGGTTTATATATAGCACTCGAGTGGTTTCTAATCCTTCAAAGTTCATGGGTTTTCCTTAGTGGAAGCGAACGCGGTCGCGAGCGTTAAAGTTGTAAATGTCTTCAATTTCGTTAACGAAGTCGGCTTTTGTGCGCTGCGGCTTAATAAAGTGGCCGTATTTTGCGTACTTTTCCAACATCCGTTCGTGTTCGTAGCTTGCGTTACGCATAATCTGGAATAGTGCCAGGTCATAGCTACGTCCCAATGGCTCAACAATTTTATTTAATTCAGCGTACTGTCCAAGTATTTGTTCGACCATATCTCGGTTAGTAAACTCGAACTCGCCGGATTGAAAGGCCATTCGTTCGCTGTGCCGTTTATCGCCACCGCCTTGGGTGTGTGTGGCAAGGGTCATCAAAACACCGAATGGTACTTTGTAACGATCCATCATGCGTAGAAGGGCTTGATATGGTTCATAGCCTCGATCCGCGTAGCTAACTGCAAAGTCGTACAGTTTCCATTGCGTAGCGGCTGCGTTTAGTCCTACAACCGCACCAATATTCTCACCGTTACGGACGGTGTATGCTACGTCGGCTTTAAGTCGCTTGGCTGCTTCCAAACGGTGCTGTCCGTCGATAACTTCCATATTCTCGTTAACAATAATTGGATTTACTGCCAACAAGTTGCCGTATTTCTCCATTGATCTAACAATGCGGCGCACGTTGTATTCGTTAACCTCGCGGTTACCGGCAACTTTTTTAAAAATATTGTAGCTTTTGGTGATTACTACACCTGGCGGCAAGCCTTGGCTGTCTATGTCTTCGCTAGACATATGCTTCTCCTTTATTTAATACTTAGGTTCCCGTTAGAACCTGTCCGGTATAAGCTTTGATAGAGTTTAGAGTTTCAGTAAACTCTGATTTTGTTATTTTTCCGGGGTGTTTGCCTGTTACTTGCTGTATGAAGTTAACAACCGCTAGACTGTCGCCACGTAATTCAGGGATTACAGCGTAAACTGCTTCGATAATACGCGCTTTCTGTTGGGCCGAGAGAAGTGGTTCATGGTCTCGAGCGTCATTATCATCTTCTGTAGTTAAACCTAGTGACGAGATTAGCATGTAGCGTCTTCCGTAAGTTATCGCAGAGCCTTGTCCTTGAGGTGTTTGGTTAGTAACTTCGAGTTCCATAGTATCTTGTACCCATTGACCAGATATATGACTTACTAGTGTGGTCATATGTAGTTTGGAGTTATACGTTGAGGGCATCTGTACGACTGCTAATCCGCACTCGGCGAGTGGCTCTCGTATTTTCTGCCAAATAGTAGCAAGATCAGAATATGAATACTTATACTTACCGTTGTTTACCGTTTTATCCTTCGGTATTTGCGGAGCTTTAGACTGAAAATCAGTGAGAGCCTTTGATATTTCGTCTATTTTGTCTGACATTTTCATTATAAATCCTCGTAAAAAGCTTGGAAGCCCGCCATTTCAACTGTGAAATATTTATTCCAACGTTGTACCCTCGGAATCATCGTTTGCTACTCTCCATTACAACACTATGGCAACATAGTACTGGAGTAGCAAAACGGCGTCAAGCCTTTAATTAAAAACACGCCTCCGGCGGCGAAAGACGTGTTTTGTATACGAAGATGTTAGAACGGATTATGAAAAAGTAGCAAACTTTTGTGCCGCCTGTAAGGTACGAAATCCCCCAACAAACAAAGGTGACTTATGGTAGAATCGTAGCAGCAGGATTTAATTATGTACATATCTTTTACCAACAATAGTAGCGAACCAGAAGTGCGCCACCGTTGGTACGACATTGGAACGCGGGTTATATTTGTCAAGATTGCCGACAGCCAACCATTAGCAGTACAATGCAGCTATAAATAAACAAGGAACTCAACATGAGTCTTTCACATATCGGTCTAGCGCTGTATTTATTGGTCGTTGGGTTGGTAGGGTTGACTGATGTCACAATTGATAACCGGGTTGCACCGGTGTTGGCACTGGTTACTGTGGCCTTAATGGTGCTAGAAACCGTCGGTGTTAACTGGTCAACGCCTACGATTCGTCGTAAGCGCGACTAATTACTCAGCGTCATCATCTTCGTCTATAAAGTCATCATACCCCGGCGGCAAGTCGGGGTATTCTGGTGGTGCAGAGGGTGGATCGAAGTTCATTGTTGACATTGTGGCGTACAAATGTTATAATGTCAACAATAAAATATAAGCTGCTTTGGCAGTTAATAGGAGTATGTTCGTACCATATGAGCCTTATTTACGTTGACAACCCGATTATTCCCCGGTTTCACCCAGATGATCCCGCTATTCGTGAAGAAACCAAACGACATCACCTAAATCGCTATAACCTGGCCGTTGGCCAATTACGCCGTATGGGCGAGTTAGCAGTAGATTTATGCTGTGGCACAGGCTACGGTACTGAAATACTTGCTCGCGCTGGCGCTATAGCTGTTGGTGTTGACCTATCAGAAGAAGCAATTGCTTACGCCCGCGCCGCCAACCCAACCGCTACATACGAGCAAGGTTACGTACAGGACTTTTTGCGCGGTGGCAAGCGTAGCCCGGCCCTGATAACGTTTTATGAAGCCATAGAGCATCTGCCACGGCCTGATGGTTACGACGTGCTAGACGCCGTCCAGGAGTCTCTTGCTCAAGACGGTCGCTTTCTAATCTCCACGCCGCGTGATATACGTAGCGATGTAAACCCTGACCATATTACCCAATGGGAGTATGAGGAGCTTGGTGAAGCATTGCACAGCCGGTTTGGCCGCGTGGTTTTACTAGGCCAGGATTGGGCAACTGGTGAGTTTACAACTGAAAACCAAGAGCAAGCTAGCTTCTACGTTGCTATAGCGACCGACCCACGATAGGTATGACCAAAAAACCGTTTACACCCGAACAATTTAAAGCTATTTACTCGCAAGTACCGCGCCTGAGTGTTGATTTACTTATACCGTATAAAAGCGGTATAGCATTGCTTGAAAGAGCGCATACAGCGTACAAAGGGCAGTGGCATTTGCCGGGCGGTACGGTTTACTACAAAGAGTCGGTGCGTGATGCTGTACAGCGCATAGCCAAAGAAGAAACCGCTATTAATGTCGATGTTGCCGAATTGGCCGGGTTTATAGAGTATAAATCTGAGGAGCTTGAGCGAGGTTTTGGCTATACTGTCGGCCTGGTTTTTTGGTGTAGTGTAAATGCGATTGACACTATAGTTCTTGATGAAAATAGTAGTGCCTTAAAGGGGTTTAAAAAAGTTCCGGATAACACCGTTGTAGAACAAAAAAAGTTTTTACAGCGTTTGGGTTTCTAAGTAACTTAAAACTAGTGGGTCTGGTTGTTGTGCGGTCATTATTTACTCTCCTTAGACTGAGCGGCCACATCGTCTTTCCAAAATAAGTCATCTATATTATCGTTAATAAGCTTGGCAACTTCAGGGTACAAATCCCCCTTTTCGTCATTTATGCCGTTGTCTGTGGTATCACTACTATCAGTCATTACTGTGCTTCCTTTTTGGTGGTTAGTTCGGCTAGCCGGTCATCGCGCCAACCAATTAAATGCACTTCGTCAATATCGCCGCCGTAGTCAACAGTAAGACTTAAAAAGTCTTGCATAATTTGATCTTCTCTGGCACCTTGCTCTGCTTCAGTAATGGCTTTGGCAACCAAGTTAATAACTCTTTTTAAATCAGCGTGGCAATCTTCACAATCGCCGTACATATGAGGCATAGCTTTAATAATTTGCTCACGTAGTTCGGGGTTTATAGGGTGTGCCATAAATTAATCTCTCCACAATCTTTTATTTCAATGTACTTTTTAGCAAATTCATTGACATTCATAGCTGCCTCTATTTATCTCCATTAGGAATTATTACTTGTTGCTCAATTAAATTGATTAACAGCTTACAGGCAGCGTCAGAGGGGGTGTCGGCTTCGGCTTTAACGACAAAGCCTAGCCGCTCTACCTTTTCTGGTACTCCATTTTTCGTGTAGTGTTTTACGACCACGTTGCCGTTATGCCACGTTTCTAAACGTATTTCGGGCAGTTTATCTAGCAACCAATCTAAGTCGGGGGCTGGAATATCTATACCCTGCATAGCTTCAAACATTTCTTTGTTTGGATACCAGACACGCCAGGTATTGTTTCCGAAATCATGCCAATAAAATGACGTATCATTCCACTCAGGCGCTAATTCATACAGCCGTTTACTAAGTTCTAGTGAGGTGGTTTTAATCATTCCACTTCCTTATACTCGTCTTTAGTGTCTTGTAAAACGTTAACTAAACTACCCCTGAATGGCGCAACAAAGCTACCGTCCGGCTTTTTATATACATAGCCTTTTAGTCCTCTCCAACTACTAAATTTACGCAATGCAGCAAACCATATATAAACGTTTTCTATTCTTTCCCAATCTTTCCCTATCTTGTTTTTACCGTAAGTTATTTCTTGGTCATAATTGGGAGTTTTAATAAACCCAGTGCCTTTACAATGCACGCACTCAATTTGGTCACTCATTGTCTTTACCTTTCTGTGGGGTAGGGTCGCCGCAAAAATATGCGTAACTTACTGGGTAATCTTTACTGCCCCACCACTTCTCAGCGTCTATGGCGTCCTGTTCGGTAAACTCACGGCCGCAAGTGTGTTTGTCCACTTTACTAGCGCAAAAAGTCGTGTCTCTATAGCAGATCATTTTTACTCCTTTGCTGTTCCGTCTCTGGCCTCAAGCTCTTTAAAAAAGGCGCTAATTACCGCTACAGAAGCGCCAGATAATTCAAACAAGCTAATAAGTGCAGTTAAGCCGCCGTTGTCATATACGTGGGCATAGTGCTCGAAATCAGACTTGCTTAGGGTTGTCTGTGCTGGTTTGTTTCGCGGTATATACCGCTTTGTCATAAGGCTTTGTAGCGCCTTGACGGTCGTTTCGTCGCCCGCTTTTTTGGCATCTAACAACGCTCCGGAGCTAATAATGTCCGGTATAGAGTAGGGGTGGCCGGTTTTCTCAGATTTAAAGTCGGCAAACTTACTCAGTATTTCCCAAAGCTCCGGTCGCAAGTTAACATTTTTATATCGTCGTTCAGCCATATACCCTCCGGCTCCTTTATTTAGTTATGAGTTATCGTGGAAGCACTGCGTGCGCCAGGTTTTGAATGTCGCGGTGTAAATCCTTAACCTTGCTGTAGCTGCCCGGTTCGTCTAGATACACCGCCTTGCGGTATACGACGTTATCGTAGTGACCGTGGGCGACACGGACGGCAAGTTCTTCCACATGCCCTGCAAACTCGAACCACGTAATAAAACCATTCTGGTTAAGCCGCAACACTTCCTTTAGCAAGTCATCGACAGCACTTTCCATATAAACTCCCTGTTAAAGTATGGGGATAGTATAATAAAATGGCGCTATTTTGTCAATATGGTACAATCCTCGTTTGTGGGGCTGGCCGTAGCCGGTACACAGGGTTGCACGCGTCAACACTGCCTCTGCTGCTTGGTTCAACTCCAAGCGCCCCACGCCAATATCCACAGCTTTATCCACAGCATTGTGGATGACCTTCGTTTTAAACGTTAAACGGTGCTATTATATTCATTAAGGGAAACTGGTCACGTTCGCACGACGGCTCCCTCAAAAAAGTAATAATTATAACTCGTCTGAGGGTTGCCCTTATAGGGTAGGCTATGCTATTATTTGAGTAGCGAACGTATCCAGCAAAGAAGCGCCCTCGAAAAGAAGGGCGTTTTTTTATGGGTAACGGATGGATAAAACTGCACCGTAAAACGCTAGATAATCCGGTCTTCAAACACGACCGGACAGCCTGGCATGTGTTTCAAGTTTTGATGTTAATTGCCGACACCAACGGACAGTGGTCAGGCGGCCTAAATCAACTAGCAGAATTGACCGGAATGAACAGAAACACACTTTTTAGTGCGACTGGGAGGCTAAAAAAGGCAAAAATGATAAACACTTCGTCAAACACCAGATATACCCAATATAACATCGTAAATTGGGAAGATTATCAGGCTGACGTCAAACACTTTGTCAAACGCTCGTCAAACACCGATCAAACACCCGTCAAACGCTCGTCAAACGCTCGTCAAAACTATAACAAGAATAAGAATAAAGAATTAGAATTAGATAATAGTAATAAATTACTATTAGGCGATTCGCCAGAAACGATCTCGTTTGGTGACCCTACGGTTAACGAAGTATTTGCTTTTTGGGAACAAGCCGTTGGTTATCCCATTACCAGCCGAGTGACGTATAACCGTCGCGCCGCAAGCAACCTGATAAAAAAACATGGGATTGTTAAGCTCAAGCAATTGATTTCAGGGGTATCAATAGCGCATAGTGATCCGTATGCACCAAGAATCGCCGACTTTACTGCCCTCCAAGCCAAGTCAAACGACCTCATTGCCTGGGGTCAGCGCCAACGACGGACAAAGCAAGTTGCAGAGTTCTAAGCCCATCATCAGCGTAGAAGTCTACCTTCGCGGCGAAGCTGTACCCTGCACCCTTCCCGCCGAGCGAGGATTGGCACTCATAGACTACCTTACCAAGCAAACCGCACCGACTCACGTCAAACTGACTGACCGCACCGGCGACTTTCTAGTAGTCCGTACAAGCGACATAGTTCGGGTCGTACCACGCCGTCAAGCACTTACCCAACAAGAAGTTATTACCGAAATACGAAAGGCCACCAAAAAGTATGTATGACGACGCGGTTGAGGCCATTTGGGTCGTTGGTACATACACCGGTGACGCGGCAAGCCGGATACGCGCTCAAGCACAAAAGGGCATCGGCTACATTATCGTCGAAGACAGCGACAAAAAGGGCGGCTCGGTTACTGTAGCTTTCCGGAAGATCGTTGACGGCCCCCTGCCACCATATCTTGTCAAAGTAGAAAGCCCCTTACGTATCGAGGAGTACGAGAAAATACGTCGCCGACGCCAGGGCCAGGATCGATAAACATATTGACACAATAGCGCCATAAAGCTATGATAGAACTATCAAGCGGAGTGAAAAACATGGAACTAACAGCAGGTCGTCTATACCCCACCAGAGCCACGTACAGGTACCTACAAGGCGTTCTAACTACGAAGACGGTAAAATACCCGTCATACAAAATAAAACTCAACACAGGGCTTTAAAATGGCTAAAATGATAATTGAGCGACTCGACCTCAGCACGTCGTTAAACTGCTCCTTTCGTTGGCTTGTCGTCTAATCGGTAGGACAGCTGGTTTTGGGCCAGCCAATCTAGGTTCAAATCCTAGCGAGCCAGCCATCTTCATGCATGGTTGCAGCCTTGGTTTAGGTACTGTTAGGGGGCTGCAATCGGCCGGTCACAGTTGCGACGTTCCCGACGCAAGACACCTCCATTTGGGCAGACTGCACCCACCATCAAAGTCTGCCCACTGTGGCCGGTATTATTACAACAGTTGCCGAAGCCAGTTTTTTAAGTTTTACTGGTGAGCCAAAGGGACTCACGTGACCCTGGCAACATGCCGAGCCAAATCATATGTTTAAAGCGGTGGTGAGTCGCCAAAGACCATGCGCCAGAAAAGCGTACTTAAGTATCGCTCACTGCCGCACTAAGCATAGGATTAAGTCATCGGCTGCTGCCGTAATAACCAATAAGGCAGGGTATGTTGCTTAGGCGGCATATTGGAAGAACTTTCGATGACTCCTGTGTTTAAAGCCTAGGATCACATTGCCCTGTGGACGGATGAAATAATGCCGAGTGACTAACAACGCGGGGCAATGCCTGTGCTATAGTGGCAAGTAGCTCAATGGTAGAGCACCGCGCTGTTAACGCGGTGGTTGCCGGTTCAAGTCCGGCCTTGCCAGCCATAAACATAATCAAACCAAACTTGCAAATAAATCTAATGTATGTTATAATGTAGCTGTGGCGTTCTTTTACAATGTGGTAAGTGTATTAAGGAATATTACATGACTATAACAAAGCAAGAACGGCGTATATGTGTTTGCTGCGGCGGTGCCGCTATGCACACTGTAAAGTATAAAAACGGCTATGCTGTGTATAAAAAATGTAGCAGTTGTTACGCAGAGTTTACACGAGAACCACAAAAAAAGCACCTGAGCCAACAGATGCCTTAAACAGTTTTTTTGGATTTAACAACTAACTTACCAAGTTAAATATAACTTACCACATTTACGCCACACCGTAAAGGTGGTGCTGCCATAAACACCTGATAACCTTGAGCGCAGTAATTACGATTATTCGTAGGAGTTTAGGAACGCTTTAGACGGGTGTTTTTTGATATAATCAACTTATGAACCAGGCTGATCGGGCCAGTTTAGAATATCGGCGGTATCAGCGCATGAAAGCATGTACCAACAAACTCCGGTGGGAGAGTGAATGGGAAGCCCAAATCGCCGCCGCTAAATCTGAATACAAGTGGCGTAAGCCCATGAAAATATACCCCTGCGGTAATCACTGGCATGTAGCCTCATTACTCAAAGAAGACCGCAATCACGGGGGCAAATACGATTGGTGCAAAGCCTGTCAAACAACTATTCGCAAATCAAACATGCGTAAACATCGAAATCGCTGCAACGGTCGCAAAGTATTAGCGTAGTATGGTATTATTCCAACATTATGCAAGAGGGCGCACGTTCCGATTATTGGGATATATCTAAACTGAAACTTTGGGACAAAAATCCGAGGTCTATCAAAGACAAGCGGTTTAACGAGCTAAAGGAGCGACTAAAACGCCAAGGCCAGATTAAACCACTACTAGTAACAAGAACAGGTATAGTTATTGGCGGCAATATGCGGTTGCGGGCCATGCAGCAGCTTGGCTACAAAAACGTCTGGGTATCTATAACCAACGCCGAAACCGACAAAGAGATATTTGATCTTGCGCTGACCGATAACGAGGAGTTTGGTTATTACGAACAGGAGCAACTGGCCGAGCTAGCATACAACATTGGTCTTACCAGACTTGAACTAGACAGCTACGAAATATCTCTTGGTAAACCAACAAAACTAAGTATAGTAATAGATCAATTTGGCCCCGAAGTTGAAGAAGATGAACCTCCTGAAATAGACACGGTAAACGAACCAGATTCTAAACCCGGCGAAGTTTATAAACTAGGCGACCACCGGCTTATGTGCGGCGACACAACAAATCAAAACGACCTAGAGACCCTTATGAACGGCGTCAAAGCAGATATGATATGGACTGATCCACCATATAACGTAGATTACGAAGGTAAAACCAAGGAAGCGCTAAAAATACAAAACGATAAGAAAGACGACGAAGCGTTTTATCAATTTCTCCTCGATAGTTTTATATCCCTTGGTACGCATAGTAAGGCTGGTGCAGCCATTTACGTAGCGCACGCCGATATCGAAGGTTTAAACTTCCGTAAAGCTTTTAAAGATGCCGGTTTCTACCTCTCCCAATGTTTAATATGGAATAAAAACAGTATGGTAATGGGTCGTCAAGATTACCACTGTAAGCATGAACCAATACTTTACGGCTGGAAAGAAGGCGGCGGTCATGATTTTTACGGCGGCCGAACACAAACAACAGTATGGGATATAGAGCGCCCAACTGCGTCCAGGGAACACCCCACCATGAAGCCACTATCTCTTATCGTAAAAGCTATAAAAAATAGTTCTAAGGCCGAAGACATAATTTTAGATGGTTTTTTGGGCAGTGGCTCAACCCTAATAGCTAGCGACATGGCTAAGCGCATATGTTATGGTTTAGAATTAGACCCGAGGTATTGTGATGTTATACGAAAACGATATGCTAAACACATTGGAGAGGAGGAGAGATGGCAGGAAGTAACTCCGGCACTAAACAAGTCCAAGTCCGAAAGTCTTACAAGCGCCCTCCGGTAGCTGAGATGTTAGAGATAAAAAAACAGTTGTCTAAGACTGGACCGAAAGGCCCGTGGAAGATGACCGAAGATCGTATAAACAAATTGGTGGAGGCGTTTGCTATTGGCGCTAGTGACAAAGAAGCTTGTGCGTACGCGGAAATCAGCCACCAAGCTCTTTATAATTACCAAGAGAAGCACCCTGAATTTGTTGAGCGCAAGGAAGCACTGAAACATCGACCTACCCTGTTAGCCCGTCAATCCGTTGTCAAAGGTTTGGTAACGGACGCCAACCTAGCCATGAAGTACCTTGAGCGCCGATTACCTAACGAGTTTGCTACCCGCCGTGAACTTACCGGAGCCGATGGTAAGGATTTGCCCGCACCATTACTTAACGTAGTTGCAACAGAAGTAACCGAAAATACACCCGAACAGGGGTAGATATTTTATAATATAGTTCTGTCAAATTAACAGGGGTAGAGGGTCAAAAGGGGATGCCAAAATCGCGGCCTGGTACAACCAAAAAAGATTATTACACCATAAGGCTGTCAAGTGTATAGCATCACCTCTGCTACTCACAAGATCATCAAGCTTGATAAACGTATCCGAGCCGTAGCGGGTGGTACGTCGGCCAGTAAAACTATATCCATCCTGTTCTGGCTTATAGACTATTGCCAACGCCACTCCAATGAACTAGTAAGCGTCGTTAGCGAATCGTACCCGCACCTAGAAAAAGGCGCGATGCTCGACTTTGAAAACATATTAAAAGCCCACAACTATTGGAAGGACGACCGTTGGAACAAAACCAAACACACATATACGTTTGAAACCGGCAGCAAAATGGAGTTCTTTTCGGTCGATACCTACGGCAAAGCTCACGGCCCACGCCGCGACATCCTTTTTATCAACGAAGCCAACAACCTAGACTATAAAATAGCCGACCAGCTGATTACTCGTACTCGTAAGATCGTGTGGCTTGATTGGAACCCTAGCGAGGAGTTCTGGTTTTACACTGAAATGTTGCCGCACCGCCAAGACATAGACTTTATAACGCTCACTTACAAAGACAACGAGGCGCTTGATGAGATAACTGTTGCTGAAATTGAGTCACACCGTCACAACAAAGCATGGTGGACAGTGTACGGCGAGGGTAAGCTAGGTGAAATTGAGGGCCGTATATACACCGGCTGGCAGAAGATTGATGAAATACCCCATGAGGCGCGTTTAGAGCGCCGTGGTCTAGACTTTGG